CTGGTGTTCCTCCTTCATCTTTAGTCAAAATTTCTTGCATTTTTTCCAACATTGAGAATAGCTATTGTTTAAACCCATCCTCAAAAGAAAATTGTACATTAGTAATAGATGCGCCTTCAAAGCAAGGTTCGCAATCTTCTCCTAAAATACAAAGCTTAGACATTATTGCTTCATTTATTATGAAAAACTATGGTTTTCCATTACTATCTTTTGTCCAAAAAGCATCTAAAGTATTTGTATCAAGTTCCATAGATTGATTATTACCTTTTTCAATAATTCTCTATGTCTCTGGATATTGGCCTGTCCAAATATATCCTTCAGTCATTAAATATTCATGAGGGACACCATCATCTTCAAACCACTAAAACCATACTTTAGCATCAGTTGGTACAAAGCCATAAGGGCGAGTAGTGTCTTTAATTTCAAATTTACCATTTGAAATATCAATTACTCTATTGTGTTCTTCAAAATCTCCCTTATCTTCATTATAAAAACCAACAATAGGACAACCAGGTAAAGTAGCTGCTAAATCTTTTGCCACTTCTTTCGTAATTACACTTCGATTACGATTAGGTTCATCCCCAACATAACAAACTTTTATTTGACATTTTGAAATAAGAGGATTAATCGCTTCTATTTGTAAAAATTCAATAGGCATATTATCCATATTTATACTAACATGAGCCATTTACTTGATTAACCCTCCTCTCAACTCATAGATTCTCTATTTTGAATGGTCTTTTCAGACTTCTAATCATCAGGAAGTTCTGGACGACCAATTTCTGATGTATTATCAGAATTATTTGATTTCCTTTGACTTCTTGTGGCCAAAATATCTTGTCCATTCATTGTTGAACTCATCAAAGGTGGAATCATAATACTTGGTAAATCAAGAATCTCATTTTCAAAATATGCAAGATTAAGAACAGAACTCTAAGAATGTCCAAGCGCAATTGCCGGCATAAATTTAGATTGTCCATTTGCCGTGAATTCTTTATATAATTTAGCTAAATCTTTATAATTATACTAAGTTGTTTCAAGCATAACAAATCTAAAATTAAACTTTTTAGTTGTGTTCTTTTTCTCCATAATTCTATCAAAAAATACATTAAATTGCAAGAGTAAATTGCGCATTGTTGATTCATCATCTAATATAGATTTTTCTAATGAAAGATTTCCATCTGTATTAAATAAGTTTCTTGAAACACCCATTGCGTTATAAACAGTGCGCTCAACTTTTTCTAAATCATCTGTTGAAGTAGTTGTATTTTTATCACTAATATCAATAGATTCAACATCTGCGAATGTTGTAATAACATCAACACCGACCGCACGTTTTAACATTGCAACAGCTGTATTATGAATGTCTCTTGCTTCATCCACATCAAAAATTAAATCACCATTTTTATCCATTGGTAATTTCTATACTAAAATTTTAAGCAATTTTTGCATTTGCTTTTTTCTATCTAATTCTTGTGCAGCATCTAAATCTAATATAGCAGGAAGTGCATTAATAAAGATTGGCATATCACTTCCATTAATATTAAATTTTATTGTTGCTCCTGGATCTAATAAATACCAACCATAACTCTTTTTAAATTCAGGACTATAAACACCATAAATATCATCATCAACTAATTTACCTTGTTTATATAAAGCATATCCTTTAGCAAATTCATCAGGGAACATTTTTAATACTTTCATACGATATGCTACATCATGAAATTTATCATCAAAAAAAGACATATTAAATTCAATAGCTGGTAATCCACTAACCGAATATCTTGTTCTACAATATTCATAAGGTAATTCTTGTAAAGCTAATCCTTTTTGCCCATCAATAATATAAGCATAATAGCAACCATACTTTACAACTTTTAAAGCAATTTCTCCACAGAGCTTTTTAATATAACTTCCATCAAGATAAGTTAAAATCTTAGTATATTCTTCAATTACTTTTTCTGGTTTTGCTGATTCTTTAACATTCTCAGGATATACATACCAATCGTATCTATAAAGAAAAGCAAAATAATTACAAACAGTTTGGTAAATACCACTTGCCGCATAGAAGAAATCAGAAATCATTCTCATCTTTCTATAATCTCTTCTAACAATTGCGTCCATAATATCTTTTTTACTACAATAAGGTGGCCGCGCAAGTTTTAATGTACCAATATCTAAAATAGCATCTTCTAATTGTTTTACTCCAACTTTAATTTTCCCATAATCTGTAACAGCAGATTCTGGAATATCTTCTGGTCGCGCATATCCAAAATTGAATAAGTCAAAACCTTTGGCATGGATGGTATCTTGTCTTGTTTCTTGTAAATTTTCGTCCAAGATTTTACCTCCTTTAATAGCCAGCTTTTTTCATAATATAATCATAACTAACTAAATTTTCTTCAGTATAAGGAATTTCAATTAGTTTAATATTATGTAAAGCGCAATATCTTCTTTTTTTATTATCATTAAATTGTTGCTAATAAAGGCCCTTTTTACCACCAAATTTAGAACTTGGTATATAATGCTGGCTGCCCTAATATTCTATTAAAAAATCAATATTTCCATCATCATCAAATACAGCAAAATCAAATCGAAGAGGTCTCCCATTTGAACTATTTAGTCCAGGAAAAATATACTCTTCTTCAAAATTCAGACCTGATTCTTGAAGAATTTCTTCTATCATGATTTCTCCTCTACTACTTCTCATTTCTCTCACCTCTTCTTAATTTGAAAACATCATATCTGTTATTTTAAATTTCTTTTTACGTTTTTTACTTTCTTCTTCCATTTTAATATATAATAAACCATATTCAGCAGCAGAAAATTTATCTTTACGAATACCTTTATTTGCTTGTTTAAGAATAATATTTACACCTTCGTTTTCTTCTCGAAGATTTCCCATTTCTTCTTTTAATATGGAAGTTAGAGTAAATGGTTTTAAATATTCTGCCCTTTTTTCTGGACTCATTTTTTGTCCTGCTTTTGTATTTAATAATTTCTATTTAGCAATACGTTCATCAATAAGAAATTTTATCTTTCCAGCATTAAGCATAGTCTAGAAATTAGCATGTGCTTCTGTATTAACTGGCGCATTTGCTTTCATTAAATACATAGCATCTTCTTCAGTATTTTCAGTTCTAAACTTTTTATATTCATCAGCCGCATCTTCTTGTGTTCCGCCATAAACACCAAAATCTGGAAAATCATCTCCAGTAATTGGATCATGCTATGGTTTTACCATATAATCTACTAATCCAATACCAAGACCATTAGCATCTATTACAAGACGACGAGCTTTATATTTATAATATAATCTTTTTAATTTAATTGCCTAATCTTCAAAATGAGTATCATTCATAGTATATATATTTACTAATGTTTTAATAGCAGGTCCCGTAGACTATGGTGTTACTTTCCATACACATACTACAGAATCACAACCTTTACGACCTACATCAACAGATAATACATAAAAACTATGAACAGATGAACGACCAGAATGTTCATATTCTGGCTAATTTAATACTCTATGTTTATCAAAAGTTTCTCCATTAAAGAAAGCGTTTTCAGTAGTTCCTGACCATTTACTTTCATATTCTCTATCAAAGGATGCCTCATTATAAGTACCATCTTGTTGTAAATCTTTAATAAATGTTTTATCTAATAATTTTACTAATACTGGAATACGCCAAGTGCCACCCATAATAAAAGCCTTCTCTGGTTCAGTAACCATCCACACCAATAGTTGGATTAGTTTATCATATGCGAATGTTCCTTTCCAACCTGCGGTAGTCACATATATCTAACTTTTATTTAATGTTTCTTCTTGTTGAGATGTGCCATCCATACATAAACGAGAAACGTTCATTGTAGGAATAATAACCTATGAAAGAATTTCTCCATCTACACCGACACACTCTTCTATTAATCCACCATGACGACGTTTTCCTCTTGACTTTTCAGTTGCCGCAATATTATCAAAATAAGAACCATTTTTAAACATAAAGATACAATAGTCTTTACTAACTCTTGTTTTTCCTGGCCTTCTATCTAGCTCTCGATCGAGAGCTGGCACAAGATTACATAATTCATCAACTTTTTCTTTTATGATTCCTGCTGACTATTCTTTACCACCTGATGTAACAAATAACTTTGCGCGAGGATAAAGAATACAACGGATCATTAATACTAGAACAGAAAGAAATGATTTAGAATACGCACGAGGGAATACCATATAGACATATTTATATCGCATAGCTACGCGCAAAAATACTCTTTGATAAAAATAAAAATGTAATCCATCATCAGGAATTTTTCCATCTACACCTGTCTATAGGAAATCTATAAACATATCTGGATATTCTCTCCAATAACTTACATACTAACGAATATATGGTTTAATAGGTTCAATACGTTCTTCAGAAATACCAATCTTTTTTGTATTAGTTGATAATTCAAGCAAATCCGCAAGCGCCAATTAAATCAACTCCTAATCATCAGAAATCAATGATTCAAGATATTCTTCATCATCTATTTCATCTTCTTCAATTAATTCGTTAAGCTATTGGAAATCTTCATCTTTAAGATAGGCTTTTTCATTTTCTTCATCAAATAATTCAGCTTCAAATACTTCATCATCATTAGCCGCATCAGCATCTTGAAGTGCTTCTTTTTCTTTATCTATTTGAATTTGTTTAACGGCACTTTCAATTAAATTACCCAAATTCATTTCTTCAGTAACTAATTGACGAGTATATTTCTATAAATCCTATAATGTTCTATCTACTTTGTCTTGAGGCCCATCTACATAATAGCGAGGAAAGAAGCCATCTTTTTCACATAAAGCAACTAATTCTGAAATAGAATCAACCGCATTACCACTTTCTGTTTTATTTTGGGCCGCAGTAAATTTACCAGACTTCATCAACATATCATACATTTTAACCATCTTTTGAGCGCCATCAACATCACCAATATCAAGTAATTGATTTGCTTTCAAAGATGTCTTACATATCATTTTTAATGTATCAATATGTCCAGCAGATTGAATATCATAAGATTCCATCATTTCATTATAAAGTTTTTCTAATTGAACCCATTCATCTGGTTTATATGTTTTTCCCCATTTTATGCGAAGAGTTAATTTTTCATCATCTGTTAAAGAATCTTCAATACTATTATCTTCAATTGGTTCTGGGGGTGGCATATAATTAAAAACAGGCGCACTATATGCTTGTTCTTTAATTGTTTGCCCAGGCTATAAAACTTCTTCTGGAATCTCCAATTCTTCAGTAGGAATATCAAAACTTGCGCGATTTACTGCTTCAGTAATTTGTTGAGCATCAAATCCTTGACGCTTCATTGCCTATTCCATTTTACTATTAGCAAGTTCCTGCAGAAAGTCACTATCTTTCCAACGATACTGATTCCATTGTTTCAATTTCATTTTAGAAAGATAACGTCCAATAATAGTCATTCCAGTAACTTTACTTCTATCTTTCCCATAACTAGAAAGTAATTTATACCATTCTTCTGGAACATAAGGAACATCTACTTCTTGTAAAATCCATAAATAAGTTTCAGGATTCCAGTTATCAACATGCATGGTTATACATTTTTTACATTGATTTAAATATTTAGTAGGATATTTTTCAAGATTATTGGATTGATAAAATTCTGAGGCATTCATTGTTCTATTACATTTAGAACAATAACACTATTCATTAGTTTTTGCCATATAATCACTCCTTTATATCTTAAGATAAAAGGCTATTATCAATTAACGATTTTTGCCCAACCGCATTTTTCTTCGACTTGGCATTTCGGCAACATTTGCAAATTGAATAAAATCCATCTTTACTTGTTTTGTTTTTAGAAAAATATTTGTTATGCGCAAGTTTGATTTGACCGCATCTACTGCATCTTTTATATTGGCCTTTTTTCTCCATTGTATAATAATGATTAAGCCATTCATCTTCAGCAGTATCAGCAATTAATTTTGGAATTTTATTACGCCATAATGAAGAAATATATTCAATACTATGTTTAATACCGAATTCTACTTGAATAGCTTCTTGTATATCAATATTCTACATACCATCGATTTTATATTCTACTATGCGCATATACATTGGATATTTTGCTAAAGCCTTATCGCATAATTTTTCAAAATCGTTAATTACATACCAAGTATCATTTTCAAAATTACCCCAACTATCTTCTTTTAATTTAGAATAATTACATAAAACAGCTTCACATACTTTTGGATTTAAAAAGGTAAAACCAGAGTAAGAGATTTCGCCTGTTTCTTCATTTATTGTAACTTCCCCATCTAATTCAATAATATGTTTGCTATGAATTAATTTAATTGGGACAATAGGTTTGCGATAAGCATTTTTTATTAGATATTGATCTTTGCGCAACTCTATTAAAGTTTTTTTGATAATAAACGCATCTTTGCCACTTGCGGTTTTTGCCTTTTCTTCCCATATATGAATTGCTTCTTTTAATTGTCTTAATGGTTCAATTTCTTCTATATCTTTTTTTGTTATTGTTATTTTAGGTTGAAATATTACGTTTTTATTATTAGTGATTAAATTATATATACCATCTTCACCATTTTCAAATTGGGAGACAAGTCCTTCAAAAGAGGTTTCACGTTTATTTACTGTAGTCATTCGATTTTCAGTTAGTATTTTCTTTTCTTTTTTCTCTTGCTTTTCCATACATAGAATAAGATAGTCGGCAAGTATTTCTAAATATTTTTCATTAGGTTCAGGATTATCTTCTAATACTTTTTTGACTAACTCATTTCTATCTTCTGGATTTTCAAGAGTATAATCTAACTTGATCAAAACTATCAAACCTCCAAAAAATAAAAGTAGGAAATCACTACCTTTTTCCTGACAATATTGTATCAAAAAAAATTTTTATAGTCAAACCCCTTTATATTGAAAAATGCTAAAAGTTTATTAATTTGTTTTGACAAAGTGCAAAAATTTTGGTAAAATTATTATAAAGAAAGAAGTTGATATATTATGAATGGCGCAATTAATTTTGAAGCGCATGAAGCATGGCAACAATACTGCGCGGACGTAGGACGCGCAGATCCTTGGAAATTAATTAGAGATTTAGAAAATGAATACATCATACATATTTATAATGATAAAGAATGGTATGTAAAAATGGATGAACCTAATGATGAACAAAAAGCAAGAATGAAAGACTTATTAAAATATAGAGATGACTATATGTGTGAACGAGATGTTTGGGAAGGACAATATATTTTTGATAATTATGGATATACGCAAGCAGAGAAATATGTAAATTTACATACTCGATATACAGAAGATGAACCATATTCAATTGCTGTTCGTCAATGGTTTAATAATTTGCGGCCATGCGCAAGCGCAGAAGGACAATGTGCTTTTTCGTGTCCGGTTTTTCAAACCTGCCCCTACAAAGCACAAGGAATTTATAAATAGGAATGAGGTGGAAATCACGAAGTGATTTACACATCATATTTTGGTAATTGGAAGAATTTTCCAACTGGTGCTTACGTAGTAAGCATTACGAGGTTTCCTCCTAAAAACTGGAATGAACTAGAAATGAAGAGTTTAGCACCTTCTGAAGAATTATTGAAATAGTATAAAAGTAATTAGATTGATGAAAAAATTTTTAAATGGAAATATTTACAGGAAATTGAAGATAGAGGAATTGATAAAAGTAGTTTAAGAAATTTCTTTAATTCTCTTGGTGATGTAATTTTATGTTGTTATGAAAAAGAAGGATTTTGTCATAGACATATTTTAAATGAATGGATTGGCGGAGACGGAGAATTAAACAAGTCTTGATATATTTTTTACAAAATAGTTAGAGGAGTAAATAAAACGTGAAAATCACAAAAGAAAATGTTAGTAGAAAATTAGATAGTTTAGGTCGTATTAGTATTCCAAAAGGAATAAGAGATAGGATGCGGCTGGAGGTAAATGAGGAGATGGAGTTCTTCTCTTTGATAGATGATGCGGGAGAAGAATATGTCTGCTTTACCAATCATAAAAGAGGTGCGCAAGAACGGTATAATATCGCGATTGAGGTGCTAAAAGAGCTGAAGCTTGAAGTGCCGGAGGAGTTACGAGAAAAGGTAAATTCGTAATCCGAAATCAAAAATTGATTGACAAAGTTGGATTGTCACACATATATATATTAGAATAAAATAAAAAATATTTTCCCGAAAGGTGCCCGCCCCCAGATAGGTCACACGAACATTATTTTTGTTTGTTCAGGGG